CACCAGTCCCATCAAGGTTATCCCTCGGGGGTTTGGCCTTCACTACATATCCCCTGACAAGGGGGACATGAAGGCGTGGGCAAACTCGATGATCTGAGAAAGCATTATGCCTCTCAGTCAGGAAGCTTACCCTGCCCAGCACTGAGGATGTTGGCCGGACAGTTGGGAAGTGTGTCAATAGCTTCCCAATTTTTCCATCCAGCCAATCGCACGTCTTCCAGTAACCGCTCATATAGAGTCGATTCCGGAAAGAGACGAGCGACTGTACCTCAGAAACATCCTGCCGTCGTGTCGGAAACGCTTGCCGGAAACGGACAATACTAACATCCGTTCCATTAAAGTACTCCCGACCACAAGACTCTCTGAACTTTCCAGTCCAGAAAGACTTGTCAGCCCCTACCCGAGCACCGAAATGCTCGAGCATGCCGACGACGGTATGCACGAACTCCTTGGGAACGATCAAATCGTCCCCAAAGATACGCACCGTACCCGCAAAGACCCTAAGGTCCTTACGGGAAAGCGGCCTGTTGAGCGCCTCCTGAATTCCCAAGAAGATCAATGTTGTAAAAACCATTGCTTCAAAGGGGAAACAGAGCGCTGAACCCATAGACGCAAACTTCGCAAGACGGACTTTACGTCCGTCAGGAAGTTCTGCCCGCCTAGAGCGAGATGCATCAACAACCCCTGACAAATGGGGCCATTGAGAGAGCATCACTCTGACGAGCTGATTCGATACTCTATCGGAAGCGTCACTCAGATCGAGTGTAGCAGTTCGGTCATCAATCGAACCGCTACGAGCAAGTTCCTGATTAGGAACTTGGTCGTCGAAACCGATAACCCTCGATAGGAAGTCATCCCTACCGAGGTGCGCGAGCAGTACCTTAAGAACCGCCTGCTGCATATACTGCATGCAGGTAGGTTCCATGGCAATGACTCGCGGAGTCCGAAGCGTTTTAGGCACGAGGGTAACCTTTACAGGCACCTCCGCGCCAGGTTCGAGGAAGTCGACATTCTCCAACTGGCGGTAATACCGCCAATTAGGGAGAAGACTCTCGCCGGCATGAAAACCGGATCTCTCGAGACGTTCGGTCCAGGTTTGCTGACTGAACTTTCTGTTTCCAGAAAGCTTATCAGCAGTTGATCCAGGACCGTGCTTGGGAACGTACCGTCCAAGGTAGATATCTCTATCCACCTTAGTAAATACGCCCCTAAACAGCATATTTGACATACGAACGAACTTTCTAAGATCACTCTTAGAAAGCTCTTTGTCAAACAAACGGACTTCCTTCTCACACTCGACGTAATTCCTAACGGATTTTGCTTGACGTGCTGGAGAGCACGCAAGCT